ATTGCGCCGACGCCATGAGTCAACTTGTCACCGAGGGACTCATAACGCTGTTCCAATTGGACACGCGAATGCTTGGCGGCCAAATGTTCTATTTCACGTCGGCCGAGGACGCGGAAACGACCATCATTTGGGGCGGCCAGCAATACGCGGCGTTGCCAATGGACGCGTCCGGGTTCGACATGACGACGCGCGGCGCCATCCCGCAACCCAACGTGACAATTTCCAATCTGTTTGGCGCGGGTAACCTGTTGCTTGACGCCTATAAAGGTTTGATTGGCGCGACGCTGATTCGAATCCTCACGTTGCGCCGGTTCCTCGACGACGGCGCGACGCCGGATGGAAATGCCTACATCACCCGCGACTCGTTCGTCGTGTCGCAAAAGACCTCGCACAACGCTTTGGCCATCGTGTTTAAGTTGGCCTCGCGGATGGACCAAGAGGGAGTCCAGTTGCCGCGCCGGCAAATTCTTCGCAACGTTTGCAGCCACACCTATCGTTTTTGGAATCCGGCCATTGGTGCACTCGATTACTCGCTAGCGACGTGCCCCTATAGCGGCAACGGATTTTGGGACCTCTTTTTGACGCCGACCGGTCCGCAGCAAGACGCGTGCGCCAAGACCTTGACGGCGTGCCGCTTGCGGTTCCCCAACGAACAACCGTTGCCGGCCCGACTGTTTCCCGGCGTTGGAAAAGTCAAATGACCGACCAGACCCGATTCCGTTTGCCCATGTCGCCCGCGTGGCCGGACGCGTGGACTCCCGACGTGCACGCCGCCGCCAAGGCGCACACGGCCGAGGTCTACCCGGCCGAGGCCGCCGGCATCGTCGAGGCCGGCCAGTATGTCCGCCTAGACAACATAAGCCGCAAACCTGGCGCCGACGTTTTCCTTTCCGACGCCGACCTATTGCGCGTTGCCGGCGCCGATGTGTTCTTTCACTCGCACCCGGACGGCATCGGTTCGCCATCGGAAACCGACATGGTTTACCAAATCCAGCTAGGGATTCCGTTCGTCGTGATGTGTTGGCCGGTGCCCGACGCGTTCTGTTGGGGCGACATGCTCGCGCCCGCGCCGCTGGTCGGTCGAGGGTTCCGCCACGGCGTGCACGACTGTTGCTCGCTGATACGCGATTTTTTCCGCGCACAAGGCGTCGTGTTTCACGACGGCCCGCGCAATTGGGAATGGTGGCTTAAGGGGCAAGACCTCTACACCGAAAATTTCGAACGCGCCGGCTTTGAAAAAATCGACCCGGCGACCTCGACCCAACGCGGCGACGTGGTCCTAATGAATTTCAACCATCCTGTTCCGATGCACGGCGGCGTCGTGTTGGACCGCGATTTGATTTTGCACCATGCGGCCGGCGTTCGCCCGGTCGACCCGACTCGCCTGTCCTCGGCCGTGCCGCGCACCCGTTACGCGCGCCATATCAGCGTCGCGTTGCGCCGCAAATGATGCGCGATATTTTCCTTTACGGCGCCGCCGGCAAACAGTTCGGCCGCCATTTCCGCCTCGACGTGGCCTCGCCGAATGAGGCCGTGCGCGCGTTGTGCACCCTGCGACCCGGACTGCGCGAGGTCATCCGCCAAGGCTATTGGCGAATCATCGTCGGGTCGCCGCACCTGAAAAACGCGATTCAGGTTCACACGACCGGAATGAACCTCGGCGCGTTGCCGCTTCACTTGGTGCCGGCGGCCGGCGCCGCTGGTGGCGACGGCGGCGGCGTCGGCAAGATTGCGGCCGGCGTCGTGTTGATCGGCGCTAGCATCGTGACCGCCGGCCTCGCGGCGCCGGCCGGCTTTGCCGCCATGGGCACGCTCGGCGGGTTCGGCGCGGCCATGACTGGCGCCAGTTTCATGGGCGTTTCGGCGGCCAGCGTCGCCGTGTTGGGCGCGTCAATGGTCCTCGGCGGCGTCGCCGGCATGTTGGCGCAACCGCCGCAAGGGATTCCCGGCGCCAACGCCTCGCCGACCGACTCGGCTCGACCCGAGGACCGGCCGTCGTTCCTGTTTAACGGCATCGTCAACAACACGGCGCAAGGCGGGCCGGTGCCGCTGGTGTTCGGAACGCACCTTGTCGGGTCGGTCGTCGTGTCGGCCGACGTTGACGCGTCGGACATTGCGCCATGAGCCGCGACCCGGCCGGCGTCGTGGTTCGGCGTATCGCCGACCCGCGCAACCTCAATGGAACGCGCGTCGCGGCCAAGGGCGGCAAGGGCGCGGCGCAGCAACAGGCCCCGCCGCCGCAACACCAGCCGGTCGAGTTTGCCAACACGCTACGGTCACTGTCGACCGCCAGGATTTTGGAAGTTCTTTCCGAGGGAGTCATATACGGCCCGGCCTATCCGTGGGCCTCATGGTGGCAATGTGTGTTCCTCGACGGAACGCCGTTGATGGACGAAGCCGGAAATTGGCAATTCACAATCCTGTCGGGCGACGTGCGCTATGGTTACCCGTCGCAAGACGCCATCGCCGGTTTCCCATGGATTGAGGACGAACAGAACGTAAGCGTTCAAGCCAAGTTCGGCATTCCGATTGTGCGCGAGGTAAACACACCGGTTCACGCGATTCGCTACAAGCTTCAAATTCCCGCGCTTTGGATGACCGAGGACGACGGCGACATAAACGGCGCGTCGGTTGCCTACGCATTCGACGTTCGCACCGATGGCGGGCCGTGGACCAACATTGTTACCGAGGCGATTTGGGGCAAGACGAACTCGCCCTATATCCGGTCGGTCGTTGCCGGCGTTCCCTACACGACCGGAACGCAAGAGATTCGAATCGAACGCCTCTCGCCCGACGTTGTGGTTAAGACGACGAACGACCTTATTTGGTCGTCTTATACCGAAATGCTTTACCAACAACTCGCCTACGATGACACGGCGGTTATAAGCATCGCTATCGACGCGCAACAGTTCCCGACGATTCCGAACCGGTCCTATTTGCTCGACGGAATCATGGTGCAGATTCCGACGAACTATGACCCGCGCTTGCGCCAATACAACGGCGACTGGAACGGCCAATTTTATATCCAATGGACCAACAACCCGGCGTGGATTCTTTACGCGCTTTTGACAAATGAACGTTGGGGCCTCGGCCGCTACCTCGACGGCAACATGGTCGACAAATGGTCGTTTTACGAATGCGCGCAATACTGCGATGGCTATGTGCCGAAAGACACGGGCGGCGCGGAACCGCGATTCACGTTCAACGGAATCATAAACACCCGGCAAGACGCGTTCGCCGTTCTGCAAGCGGTCGCGTCGAACATGCTTGGCCAACTCTACTATGCCAACGGCACAATTTTCCTAGTGATGGACCGGCCGGGCAATCCAACCAGATTGTTTACGCCGTCCGACGTTGAAAACGGCCTGTTTGACTATGCCGGCGCCGATATCAAATCGCGATGGAACGCGGTTCCGGTGCAATGGGTCGACCCGGCCGACACATACAACCCGGCAACCGAACTGGTGCAAGACCCGAACTTGGTTGCGACTCAAAGCTATCGCGAATCGAACACCGTGATTGCCTACGGGTGCACGTCGAGGTCGCAGGCCCAACGCCTCGGCCGATGGACGATTTACACCAACCAATATGAAACCGAACTCGCAACGTTCCGGGTCGGCCTCGAAAACGCCGACCTACGGCCCGGCGAAATCGTTTTGATTTCCGACCCGTCGCGCGTCGGCGCCCGCCTCGGCGGCCGGTTGCTCGACGACACGGGCGCCGGCACCATCACGCTAGACGCCGTGCCGCAAGCCATGGTCGACCATCCGGAATACGGTTGGTCAATTTACATCACGGCCGGCACCGCCGCCGACGCCACCAAGCCGACCGTTTACGGCGTGTCGTTGACCGGCCTTCCGACGACGCCGGGCGGCCAGCAAATCCGAGTGAGCGGCAAGCCATCGCCGACCGCGTTTCCGCCGGGGTCCAATTGGCTGGCATCGTCAAGCGCGGTCGTGCCGACGAAATGGCGCGTCGCCACGGTTAGCGACAAGGGTTCCGGCCTCTATGAAATCCTGGCGACCGAGTATCACGACGAAAAGTTTTATTATGTCGACTACGCGAATATGTCGTTGGTCGAGCCGCCTTTCACTCTGTTGCCGACCGGTCCTCTTGGCGGCGCGTCAAATCTAGGGTTCAAAGAATATATTTACCTCGACGGCACCGGGTTCCCGCAATTCGGAGTCCTCATGTCGTGGACCGCGTCGACCGATGGACGCGTGACCCGTTACCAACTCGAAATGAGCGGACCGAACGCCGACCATCGTATTTTCCGGGGCATTAACAGCGTAGGCCAAGACGTGCCGTTGATGCGGCAAGGCCAATGGGCGGCGACGGTTACGGCCTTTGACAACCTCGGCCGCGCCTCGGCGCCGCTAACCATCACGTTTATTCCCATCGGCCTGTCGGCCGTGCCGTTGCCGCCGGCAAATATGTTTCTGGCGCCCAACGGCAACCTAACGACGGTGTCGTGGATTCCAACCGGCGAACTCGACGTGGTTTATTTCTGGTTGAAATGGTCGCCGGTCACCGATGGTTCGGCGACTTGGGAACGGGCGACGACCTCGATTGCGCGGGTTGGTGTCGACACGACGCAAATAAACACGCCGACGCGCGCCGGAACCTACATGGTGAAGTCGATTGACTCGCTTGGCCAAGAGTCAGACGACGCGACCATGGCAATTCTTTTGCCGCAAGTAACCGAACTGGTGCACGTCACCGACATAGAGGAACAGCCGCTATGGTTGGGCGACCGTGGCACGTTTTGGCATTTGAACATGGGCGAACTTTGGTTGCCGCCGCCCGACGCGCCCGAACCGATACCGCCAGGAATTTTCCCCGGCGACCGTGGAGTCGCACTCAACCAAACGCCGACGCGAGTCGGTGTCTATGGTTTCACGGCGCCGCCGCTCGACCTCGGAATCGTGTGCAGCAACGTTTCAGTCGTCGGCCTTGTGCAAGCCTACGGAACGTTCCTCGGAACGGTCATGGCCAAATGGGTTCCGCTGGCCTCGCCGATAGCCGACCCGATTGCGAGCGGCGCCAACAACACAATGTCGGCATGGATTCCGCTGGCGACCGCCGTTCC